TAGTAGTGAAAGTTTTGTAGGTGAATACTCAACATTAACTCCTCCTGGTTCAACACGAGTAGTTTTTGATGGTTTTAATAAAAGAGCCGCCAAAGCAGCTAAACCGGCTGTCTCAATACCAGTTAGCTCATCCAACTGTTCTTTCTCTTCGTTTAGATATTTTTGCCAGTTCTCATTTATCTTGTTATAATTCATAAACTTTCCCTCAACAGCTATTATTAAATAGTGATTTAAACGGCAAAAGGGCAGAGGTTTTGTCCTCTACCCTTTCTATTGTAACACTTTTAAATCAAAGTTTTAGCCTTCTTTGGACTCCTTAACTAAGCGAGCAGCAACTCTTTTCATTACTCTCTCGACTAGCTCGTCACGGTCGATGCCTTCGTAAAGTCCTTCGCCGGCTGCCTCTTCCATTTCGGCGTCATGCTCACCCTCTTCCATTGGGTAGTCCATCTCCATGACTTCCTCTTCGGCTTCCTCTTCGGCTTCTGGCTCGATTTCCTCACCGGAACGGACATCAATCTTAATCTTTAGAGCATCAGCTACGGCAGAAGCCATTGCCTCTAGACCAGCCTTTAGAGCAGCCTCGACATCTTCCTGAGACATCATAGCAGCTTCGTCAGCCTCAGCCTCAGCCTCTTCGGCATCAACATCTAGCTCGTCCTCTCCCTCTTCCTCGTCTTCCATATCGTCAGCAGCCATCTCTTCTGGCTCGTCGCCTTCTTCGTCTTCCTCTGGCTCGTCTTGCTCAGCTAGCATTGCCTCTAGCTCGGCTAAAACGTCTTCATCGTCCATAGCCTCTTCCATGTTATCATGCTCGCCCTCTTCCATGGGCTCTTCTTCCATTAGATCCTCTTCTTCCATGGAAGTTGTTGGGTATTGTTTCATTTTGTATATGCCCTCTAAGAGAGCCTTAGACTCATTCTGAATTCCAGCGTACTTTGCCCATCTGCGAGCAGTACCTTCTGAAAGTAGTGGTTTCTTTGACATTTGTAATTCTCCTTAAAGTGTTACATTATTAAATAGTTCACTCATCACCAAAATTCTCTTTTGAGATCTTAGAGATGGCTTTATCTTGAATTTGTTTGATTCTAACATAGCTTACACCTAATCTCTCTGCTACTTCTCGCAGGGTTAGTCTGCCATGTTTATCTACTGAAATCAAACAACAATTATTATCTTCCTTATAATTAATCCAGTGCCGACAATTACACTCAGCACAAGGTGAATTTTTTTTCTTTTCTCTTATACATTCCATTATAACTCCGAATGGTGGCTTTCAATAACATCAAAGATGCTGTCTAATTCATCTTTGGTTATGCTTAAACTTTCTTTTACTTTTTTAGATTTCTCTATGTTTTTAGAAATTCTGTATCGTTTTGCTCTTGATTGAATTTTAAATTTTTCTTTGTATTTATCAACGAACTTTCGCATTATAGCATCATCTTTAATGTATGCTTCCATAACTGCTCTAAACAATTTAGTTTGTGTAATCTCATCGTCGTGTAGTTTAGTCATCCACTCAGCATGAATGTGTTCGTCAATCTCTACAACGATTCTCTTTTTACCTTGTCTGCTCATCGTAACCTAATGTGTGCTGAACTCTCTGTGGTGCTAGCATTACTTTGCTGTAACCATTGAGCTTTTGCTTGTAGTTCCTTCACCGAACGGGCACCTGAGTAAGACAAACCTGAACGGATGCCTCGCTCTAATTCCTTAACAACATCAGCAAGTTTGCCTCGGTAGGGAACTGAAGATGAAACACCTTCGCATGATGCTACACGACCTCGCCAATCCTTTTGAGCAGCAGCAGATGCCATACCGCGATAAGTCTTTCTTAATTCGCCGCTTTCTGTTTTGAAGATTGTACCTGGGGAACAATCTGTTCCTGCAAGGAGCGATCCCAACATAACAGCATCAGCGCCAGCAGCAAGAGCCTTAACAATGTCACCCGAGTTTTTAATGCCGCCATCTGCAATGATTTTTGCATTTCGGTCTGATTTGGAGCATTGGAGTATTGTTTCAAGCCCCGGAACACCGTGTCCCGTTTGTACTCTTGTAGTACAAATACTGCCACCTCCAATATTACATCTAATAGAATCAGCGCCCCAATCAGCCAAATCATTGAAACCCTCCAAGGTTGCTACATTTCCTGCCATGATGTGAATCTTTTTACCGACAGTCTTTCTAATTTTCTTAATTGCCTTCTTCATTAAAATGTGATGACCGTGGGCAACATCAATACAAATAACCTTTGCCCCTGCTGCAACAGCAGAGATAGCTCGGTCTGCAAAGTCTCCACTAACTCCAACAGCAGCACCAACTAAAGTCTTCTCGCCAAGTGAAGCAATCATAGCAGACTGCTCTTCAATTGAATTGTAACGGTGAACAATTGAGATTCCACCCAATTCTCCAAGAGATCCAGCCATGTCTGCCTCACTAACTGTGTCCATAGGAGAAGCGATGATTGGTAAGCCCAACTCAACTCCCCTACCAAATTCAGTAGTTAGTGAAACCTCTGACCTTGATTCAATGTCGCTGTATTGTGGTACAAGCAAGACATCATCATAAGTTAAACCCTTTTTCATTAATCTTCCTTTTTTAAGTTAGTTTCGTTTAAAATAGATTCTTTTAGGTAATCATAGCTATAGCCATCGCCATAGTCAATCTCAGACAAGTCACCGTCTTTAAACAGGTAAATGGTAGGCACTCCGTCTGGAGCTAACAGGTCTGATACTTTATCATCGGTGTCTACATCAAACTTTACGAATGTGTAACCGTCTAATTCACTTGATAGTTTTTCATAGTCGGGCGCCAAGTCATGGCAGACATGACACCCATCGCTAAATAACTTTACTACATGCGGATTTGTATCGTCTTCAAAAAACTTTTTGAAGTAATCTCTGTTTACATTCTTAACCATTATCGATCACCTGTGCTGCCCAAAGCTCCATCTCCGCGAGTAGAACCCTTGTTTAAATCATCAGCAACTACTTCATCAATTTCACAACAGGAAACTGGAATTAGAACTGCCTGAGCGATCTTTTGACCGGGATCAATGTATTGACTAGCGAAGCCAATGTTGTGAAGATTCACAAACACCTCACCATCATAACCACTATCAACAACACAAGCACCGACTACCAATTGTCTCTTGCTAGCTACACTAGATTTGTTCTTAATCTCAAGCATGTAGCCTTCAGGAACTTCAAACTTTAGTCCAGTTTGAAATAACTTTGTGTGTTGTGAAAAAAGTGTTGTTCCTTTGCCGTCATCAGGACAATAGAACAAATCCATTCCAGCATCAGTCTTGTGTGCCCTTACTGGTAGTTTTGCGTTTTCTCTTACGCGGTACACTTTTAGCTTCACTTTTCCCTCCATTTGTTTTATCAGTATAAGCTTTTTCTTTCTTATTGTCAACCTTTTTCTTTCTCGTGTATTTCCTTTTTGGTTTTCTTTTTTTATCGTAGTCTTTTAAAAACTCCAACCTGTCTTCATCACTCATTCTTCGAAGTCTAAGCATTATCTCTTTGCTTTCGAAAAGTTCTTTTCCATAAGTTGAATGTTTTAAAATAAATTCGTAGACTGTCATTTCAATCCCTCCACCTAATAACTATCCAATCATTCGCCAATTTCTTGAGATTGATCGACTAGAGAATCCCCAAGTCTCATTGTAATCCAACTTAGCAAGATAAGGACGATTGATTGCTACACGATCCAAAGCTGGGTTTACACCCCAACATTTAATCGCAAACTGGTTGTTTGTGTCGTCAATTGTCTTAACGATGTAATAAGGTTTACCAGTCTTAGTCTTCTTCTCAATAACCTCTCTTGGAATAAACCAAGCGACACCAATAGCCTTATCGTACTCTCCCAAAGCTGGAATCTTATTCTTCTTAATGCTATCGTAAACATCATTCTTTAGAACCAAACTGAATGGGAAAATTCCAGTAAGTCCAGTTAGATACTCGATCTTTTCCATGTCGCTAAAGTCACCCTCGGGCTTGTAAAGCTCAATGTTATCAATCAAGTCC